GTTCCGCTGCAGATTCTTTTACTTGCGGTACTCCAAGCATCTGTTGAGCATATTCAAATGAAGGTGAACCCCCATATGCCATTTTTACAATACCACCTTCTTTCATAGTAACTGGACTGGATATTAATGAATCTAATATTCTAGGATCTACGTTAGCTAGTTGTGGGTAGAGTTGCTTAATATGTTCAAGTTGAGCAGTGTTATCTTGACTAGACGGAACAGCATTTGAAGTTAAAACTCCAGGGGTTAATTGAGCAGGTAAACCTGAAGCATTTAGACCTGAAGTTGGAAATAAATTAGATGCTGTACCTAAGCTTGCATTCGGGGAAGAAGCTACAGGAATCCCTGCCCCGCCACCTGGAAGTGCAACTTCTGATACATTATTATGACTTGATGCAAACGTAGGCATTCCTGTGTTGCCACCTGCAGTAGTAGCAGTACTAGGTTGCGAAGCAATAGGTGCACCTGTGACAGATGTTCTAGGTAATGCACCTGTTGTCGGTACTCCAACCATATGAGCTGCAGGTTGTGTAGAGGTTGGACTCATTAAGCTTTTAGCTTCATAACCTGCAGTGCCACCTAATACTTGACCGAGCAGGCTATTGTTTCCTGTACTATCAGTAGCTGCATTCTGTATTCCAGTGCCTATTTGATTACCAGCTGATGATGCACCACCTACAACTGCGCCTGTTAATGCTCCAGTGCCAACACTGCCATTATTAACCGCAGCCATTGTACCGCCACGAATTGCTCCTGATAGAGCACCTTGCGATGTAGGATCTAAACCTAATTCTTTACCCGCTACATTGGCGACACCTGAAGCAGCACCGCCAGCACCGCCAGTCAATGCGCCTTTACCTACGTCTGTACCATTTAAAGAAGCCCCAGTAGCGCCAGCTCCAGCACCTGCAACAGTATTGGCGATTAAAGGGTTAACGCCACCTAGCTGTGTTAATCCACTACTTACACCGCCCATTACAGCACCTGTTGCACCTGCGTTAAGCACTTTATTAGGGTCAATAGAACCAGTAGTGAGTAATTGATTTGCAGTGTTCATTCCAGCACTCTTTAGAGCGCCAGTACCTGCAGTTTGTAATGTGGTATCAAGAGCTGCATTACCTGTCATTGAGGCAGCATCTGCCGCAGCTTGACCCATCGCCATGTCTTCACCTGCTTGAGTAGTTGCAATAGCTGTATTAGCAGCCTCATTAGCCATTGCCAAATCAGATGCTGCTTGTGCTGACTCCGAAGTAGCCACAATAGCATCTGCCGATAGACCTGCATCTGCTGTTAAGGCTGAAGCTTCTGCAGTCAATTGAGTTGCAGTAACACCTGTATCAACAGCAATTGCACCTTCTGTGCCTAATGCCGCAGTATCTAATTCTGAAGTTAGAGCCAATGAAGCCCCATCTGTCATAACGGCAGCAGCTACAGTGGCAATGATAACCACAGCAGCCATGATACCGCCACCTCCACCACCTTCTAGAGTAGTCGGGGCTGAGCCAAATATGCCTGTTAGTTTCTTTTGAAATGCTCTTTCTGGGAGCATTGTAAAATGATCATATCTCATACGTGCATCATCCAATTGTAGTTGGGTCTGTCTGGGTTCAGAATCTCTGTGCCTTCACGAACTGCTAATTGTTTCAGTAAGTTGATAATTTGAGGGTTATCAGCTTCTCCATATAACGTCTTAATCTTAATTTTCTTGATGTCTTCATAAAATTTTAACATCGCTTTTGAGATCTCTAAAGGAGATCCTTCACTATATAGATGAACTTCATAGTCATCATCATTGATTCTACATAAGACCAATACTGATTTTGGTGTACTTAGCACGAATCCTAGTTTTCGTCGCATTAACTCATGAACAGCCAAGACTGCTGCTTTAGGATCTCTACCATGCTTAGTAGCATCTGCCATAATAATTTCTGAAGGTGTCATTTTTTATCCATTTATTGACATAATACCAACTAAACGAGAAGCCCAATCTTGCCATCTAGTGAAGCCTCTAGCATCAGGAATACCTGAATTTACAAAATATCCAATACTTTGCATACCATTTGCCCAATCTTGCCAATGATCTTCAGTTACTGTCCCTAATTGCTGAGGCGCAAATAATTCCGCCATCAAAGCGCACCAGCTATCCCATGTTTGTCCTCGTGGATCATAGACTATCATGGGTTGCCTGTACTACGCTCATCACCAATATCTGCACTTAACAATATGTTGCCTGTTTCATAATTACCACCAGATACATTACTAGTAAAACGTAAACGCATTTCTCTACGTTGTTCACGCATATCAATTTTAAGCGTATCTGATGTAAAAGTATAGGGGGTAGAAGGATCATCAACATCATCTGCATAACCTTTACCTGTTACAGTCAAAGTCATTGCACCAGATTGTACAAAATCAGGCTCTACGCGTTCTAAGCGAATCCACTTATTTGCGCCTTGTACAGTGCGTTGTCCTGGACCACCTGTCACCCAACCAATGCTATTCGTCTCAAAGTAGGACTCAATTGCATTGACATTACTGAGATAGACTTGATCTACACCGCTCTCATGTTGCCAGATTGTATTAGCACCTGCGATGTTTGTAACATTGTCTGCCCAAATAGGATACTTAAATACTTCAGAAAATGTACCTGCTGAGCGTTGAGAACCTTCAGCAAAACCTGCGTCATACCAGACTTGATCACGGACATTAAATATAATTGCATTATTACACTCAGTAGAATCACCATGTGGGTAGAACCACCAGATTTCACCCCAACGAGGAATTTTCGCTGCCCATACTTTTTGCCGCTGAGCAAAGTTTAAATTGTCAAAGAAGTAGTTTAAGTTAGTATTATTAGGAACTTCTTGGACTACGCCATTGTACATTAAGAATCTATCAACTGCTATCCAATATATGATACCATCATACTCAATAACACATTGCGATGACATAATAGAGGTTTGAGTGGATATGATATCATATCGCCAGTAGATTGTAGATGTACCTAGTGTTTGAGGCGCATAACTCACACGAGTAAGTTGATCAAGAGACCAAAATAACCCCGCAGGAGAAGTAGTACCACCTCTTAGAGCCATACCTTTAATGACTTTAGTAGATGAGACATTATTTGCATTAGAGTCTGCACTGACCCAGTCAGTAAAATCACCAGCTGCACAGTTTTGAATAAGCCCATTGTTACCATACACAAATAGATATGGGTACAGCATACAAGCGCCACCTGAAACTGATATATGATTGTCAAAAGTAAATGAGGTTGGTGTTCCTGATACGGCATGGTTAATCGTGATTGTAGTAGAAATAGAAGGTGAAGTTACTATGACCACATTTGTGACCACTGTATTTGCAGCAATACCAGTCCCTGTAACAGACTGACCTAATCCAATTCTATAATCCGCAGTAGTTAGAGTAATGGTGCTGCCTGTTGCACTTCCAGTTACGGTAAAGACACCCACACCAGTAAGTGAACCTCCTGGGAATGCGCCAGTCAAAACAGGAGTATTGACAGTGCTATCTATATGGTTCAAGTTTTGACCAGGATGTGCCACCAGATTAAGAGATCCTGTGCCATTAGAATCATAACCAATATCAAACTGCCATAGATTATCAACATTAGAAGTAAAATATGAAGAATTTAATGTAATAGCAGCGGGACCAGTACCTACACCATCATCATTATCAGTTTGCCAATATTGTAAGCTATTGTTAAATCCAGCATATACGTAGTTTAAACCATCTTGCGACTGCATGGTCATACCTCTAGCAATCCCAGGAGCATCCAGGAAGATACCTTTATAACCGCCTATTTTACGTGGACGACCGCGCTGAAACCGCATCCAGCGCCCATCAACAAACATTGGAGAGTCAAATAAAGTACCATCCTGCTGAACACCAGCAGGGATACTCAACGAGATGACATTAGCTGTCAAAATGTTCCTCCACCAATACCATTAACTACCGTCAAGCCTGAAGACCCTAAACTCATACCTAATGCTCCTGCAGCTGAAAATCCTAATAATCCAGAAGCTGCTAAGTAAACACCCGTAGAAGTATCACCCGTAAAGTTTAAAGAAGGGTTAGCAAAAGCGCCGTTACCGAGGGTTAATGAACTAGCAGTAGAAGTTGCAGCGGTTTGTGAGTTGTATACGTTTGTACCGTCACATACCGCGATGATAGTTTGACCAGACGCTAAAGTCAAAGTAGAACCACCTATTGCAGTAGTTTTGAATGTAAGTGAAAATGCACCCGTAGTATTGTTACTTAATGAATACAGTTGAACTGTTGGGGGTAAGATTACAATCTGATTGCTAGTCAAAGTTCCACTATATTCTTGAATTAAGTTAGAAGCCTGAGAAGTTGTTAAAGTATAAGTACCACCCGTTATTAACAATGAAAGCTGAGTAAAAGCAAATTGAGTAGCTTGACCGTATCCAAAAGTATTAAATCCAGAGCCTGTACAAACTACTACAAATGATTCAGTAAGTTGAAGTTGACGAGTAGTTAATCCATCAAGAGTATCAGTACCTTGTGTTGCAATATTCAATATACCAGTACCATCATTGGCAATCATTATAAACCAGCCGTTACCGATTGATGAAGGCGGTAAAACGATTGTTCCTGCTCCGCCTGTCCACACCGCAAAAGCAGCGCGGTTGTTTGCAGTTAAAGTTGAATTTGCTGAATACGTTTGAGTAGCATATTGTTGATTTAAAGTTGTGTTAATCGGGGTTAAACCATAACCCGCAAGTGATGCCGCATCAGCAGAAGAAGTACCTGAACCGAATTGAACATTAGTCCAGATGCCGTTAGCTGAGGTGTTATCAGTTACGTAAATATACTTAGCAATTCCTGATGAAATTGAAATTACAGTGTTACTACCATTATCAGTAACAGTAAAAGCATTTGAACCTACGTTACGTATAATGAGGGCTTGACCTGTTGATACCTCATTCGCTGCAGGTAAAATTAACTTTAGACCAGTCGTAGTAGCGGTTATTTCTAAAATATTAGAAGCTAAATCTATTGTACCATTACCGTTAACTGGCCATTGCAAAGTGGTATTTGTAGAAATACTGAGCGCGGTATATCCCACTTGTGAAGGTGAAATAGTAGCGCCTGTAAACGGATTAATATATTCCATGATTAAGAGTCCTGTGCTATAGCTTGCCTGTCAGCAATACGTAATTTATCTTCATTTGTCAATGCAGTGATTGCCTCAGTATATTTCTGTTGAAAAATCTGACGTTGATCATTCTTTAAAAACGGCATAGCTTGAAGCAGTGTTCCATAAAGCATCGCATTAGGTGCATTACGTGTAATCCAATTTGTTTGATTTTCAGAAGATAATGGTTGAATTCGTTCATAATATAAAACCTCAAAAGAGTAAGCTGCATCAGGTGCAGGGGTTACGAGCCAATTGTCATAATCATAATCGGCATAGTAAAGTGGAGTTCCTGTGGTAGAACCGTTAGGTGAATAATTACGTAAATATTCATACTTACGTAAAAATACAGGTTGTACTTTGTTGTTTACAGTTACGTTAAATGAAGTTGTTTTACGCCACCTTGCAGGTTTAGGGATAACAGGGTTACCGATTGTCATAACCCCTTGAGCTACTTGTTGTTGCCCTAATGACTTCATCATCTCAGCGATTTCAAATTCAGCGAGCATGATGAAAGTTGGAATCTGATTTACAACAGCAGGGTCTTGACGTTCTAAATACTGAAGAGTATTAGACGTCAAATTGTCATAGGTCATCGCGGCAGCGGGAATTACGGTGCTCATATCTATCCTAACATTGAACAGGCTTTAGATTTGACTAATTCAACGCGATTTAGCCATCCCTTGCCAAATTCAGGAAAAGTGGGTAAATCTTCATAATGTTTAATTTTAGCTGATGAATACCGACTTATGAGATCTATTTTGTCACTAATATCCACATTTTGAAGGGTAACAGGTCCAACAGATCCATCTCTAGCAATACCTAAGACATTCTGAAGCAGTTTTACAGCAGTACCTACACCAGCGTTAACTGCAAAATCAAAAATTAAGTAATCAATACCTGAAGGTAAATCATCGCACTTACAGGCATCCCAATATTTCTTTTCATAAAATGAAATTACTGATTTACGAGTTAAGTTACGCATTTCTTTTTCAGAAGATGCGCGACCTACAAAAGATTCCCAAGCAGCACGTGTAACTCCAAGGTTAGTCATACCTCCTGGATCTTTTGCATTATTAACAAACCCGCCTTCATCATCAAGCAGCATGTCTAAACACTTGTCAAAATTAGTGTTCATTGTTGAGTAGGTTGAGAGTTATATAACATTTGATCTTTCTTTTGACTACCCGCGCTGGAACCGAAATAAAACGCAATGATACCTGTCCAGGCAGTGCCGAGTGAACCCAACATAATCATTAAGGGTGTATTCTGAGTATCAGCAGGGTGAAGCATAAGATAGGCAAGTATGCCAAAGAACCCAAAAGTAACAAGAATAGAAAGAGTAGGAGGCACAATAGAATGAGTAACTGTTTGCATTTCGCGAGCACTTTTTCTATCCTCCACTGCGAGCTGTTCAAAATTCAAGCCTAACGCTTGAGTTTGTTCTTTAAACTTAATTTCTTCCTCTTTTACTGCAGCAATTTGATCAGCTGACAATTTATTATTGTCAATCATGTCTTTGACTTGATCAGGCTCTACGCCAAACAATTTAGAAAGAGCAGTGACAGCTAATCCTGCCAGAGGACCACCAAGGCACGTAGCAATTGTGGGGGCTATTTGTTCAAGCCAACTCATTTGTCCGCCTTAGTGTCTAACTTGTCCATAATTTTATCAAGGAGCATGTCTATTCGATCAAATCTAGAATTTATATCTGACTTTTTGACGTATTCATCTGATACTCTGATTTCAAGACTTCTTAAATCTTTGGCAATAGCTCGGTGATCAGCTGTGAGGTTATCTTGGCTTTTTGAGACTTGTTTTACCCAATATCCCACAACACCGTTAAAAATAGTAACGATGATTGCAGCGACACCTATAACAGCTGACCAATCCATGGTTTACTCCGCAGCTTGTGACGCGGGTTCAGCAGGATCAATATCTGCCGCAGGTGCTTGAGCAGCAGCCTCAGTTTGAATGCCAGTTATTAAATGTGCCACTTCAACATATGGGCGATTACCTAAATATTGAAGAATGCCATTTACAAGATCTACTGTTAAATTCATTTTATTTCCTTTAATTTACGCTAAAAATGGGCTAGCGTTTTACCCTTAAATTTATTTGCATGGAATTGGTTTTGGAGTTGGGTCTTGATTTGGTATTGTGGCGTATATCATATTTTTCCTTAAGCTAAAATTTCAACAGAACAACCTATATTTACGGTAGGATAATCATATATAACTCCACCATTATAGTAAGTAACCCCTGCTACAAACCCCATGCCATTTGTAAATATAGATGCTGGGTCTGTTGAAACTCCTGTACCATCCATAAGATAAGTTGCACAAGCCACTGCAGATGAGCCATTTGTTTTTTGTAGT